TATTAGTATGTGCTGAATTCTGCGCACTCGTTTGCGCGGATTTACGCACTCGTCTGCGTGAATCTACGCACTCGTCTGCGCTATTCTGCGCACTCGTTTGCGCTAATCTACGCAGTCGTCTGTTGTATCTGTCACCCTCTCGAACAAGAAAACCCGCGTTTACAAGCTTGGAAATATAGCCCCTTGCCGTGGCCGTCGATACATTCAGCAACTCGGCAAAGTGTTCGTTTCCTGCAAAGCATGGTTTATTCTTGTCCTCGAAGCTGGCAACCTCGGCAAGCAATACCCGCTCATTTGGGTGCAGCTCGCCAAGATTCCACAATTCCAGCGGGATATATATGCCTTTGCGCTTCATTTCTTGTTCAATGCTTTTAATGAAGTCATTGGCCTTAAATCGGAAATTAACATTTTAAAACAATCGCCTTTTTCTGTAAATCCGTCCGTTGCTTTTGTTCCTTTTGCTGTAAACCACATACTTGAGAGCATTTGCTCCTTCGTTATCCAACCAACTAGCCAGCACCCGTGAGAAAATTTACCGTTGTTACATTGTGCTGAAGCAAATACATAAACATCACAGAGTTGGCTACTATTTGAACCAGCAACGCGGGCTATGTACGTGTCTAAAGGTGGTACGCTACGGCAGCTTGTTTTTATTTCTACCCTTAACCCTTCAAACAAAATATCAAAATCAAAAGCATCCACGTTTTCTGACCCTTTAAAATATTTATGTGCTGCAACTTGACCAACGTAACCCGCAAAACGTTTCAAGGGATTGTTTCCGCTGTAATTACCTTTCATTTCTGGCGGTAGCTCTTGACTCATTTTGTAAGCGGTACACATTTCATCATAGGTTAATTCTTGCCATATCATTTCATGCTTTTTGTTTTTGTCTTCGAAGCTGGCAACCTCGGCAAGCAACACCCTTTCGTTTGGGTGCAACTCGCCAAGATTCCAAATTTCGATTGGGATGCTCACGTATTTGCGGTTCACTTTCTGCGTTCCGGGTGGTTAACCAGCGGCAACTTGTTAGATTGGCGGTAATTGTATACCGCTTCAAACATTTGCACAAAGCTTTCGACGTCTGGTTCTTTGGTAAACCGGGACGGGTAACGCTGCGCGCTTCCTACCAATCGTTTTAACTTAAAGTCGCCAATTCGCATAACCTGCAACAAAGCGTTAACGAAGGAAGATTGGCGATAAAACGGCCATTGCTTAAATTGAATGACTGCCTGCATTCGCTTTTCCACAACCTTTTCGTTTGGCATTTTAAACCGTCCTAACTTCACGTCCGTTCCAGCGATACCGAGCTTTTTAGCCTTTGAAGGTTTCCCGTTGTGCTTGCGTATCGTGCCGTCGTCGTAATTGTAATACGTCGAATCGCTGTGCCCGCCTCGCGTCAAATTAATTGCGCTGCTTGCGCTAATTCCGTGGCCTTTGCACTTCGTAATGAAATCCAACAACTTTACGTAATGCTCGTTGTTTTCTAATGCGTAGCGTTTGACGTAATCCACAACAGCCCACTTTTTGCCTACTACGTTCGCACTAATTACGTCGGCAATACTTGCGCCGGGCTGAACAATGTAACGAACCGGAATTGACAAGCGTTTGCATACTTCAACGCGGTGCTGGCCGTCGATAATTTGCTTTTTTTCGTTAACCAGTATTGGTTGCAGTTGCCCGGCTTGCGCAATCTGATGCGTTAACGCCTTTACGTTAGGCTCATCAATTTCGCGATTGCCCGTTATGTATCCGAAATCGTCGTAACTAGTGGTTTTCAAAACCATTTGCGTGCTTTGATTCGCGCCCGAATTTTGTGAAAGGTTAAACATTGGTTTGGTTGTTTGGGTTTTTGTTTTTTTTGATTTGCTCCACGTTCTCGGCTACCACGTCGAACAGTTCGAACGGGTCAACGCCGTCCATTTGCATCAACTGGCCGCTGTGTTTCAGTATCCCGGTGGGATTGCTATAAATGTAATTTTCAACCGTCCGGCGTGATACGCCCAACATTTCGGCGCAGTTGTCCAAGCCTTCGAAGTGTTTAAGTATATACGCCTTGAGCTTCATTGTATTCGATTCTAATTTCATGCTTTATTTGTTTCTCGCGTAAATCGTCCACGTACCTTTCAAAGCTGCCGTAGTTCTCAAACGTTACGCGCGTATTTAGCTTTGGCAGTCGCACGATGTAACGCACCTCAGAAAGGGAAATTTCCGCCATCTTCTGCAGGTTGTTGGGTTGGTGCTGGCTGCGCTCCAGCTTCTACGATTTCATACTTCCAAGGCACTAGGGACATAAAGACGCGCATTGGCTGCGTGTCATCCTTTTGCCATTCGCTGCCGCGCACGTTGCAGCGTGCTTTGATTGTCTTGCCTTCAGGCAATGCAACGGCTTCATCTACGTCGTCTTTCAGAAACTCCAGCGCTAACGTTTGCGGGTATTTACCGTCTTGGATTTCTACGTGTACTTCGCACTTTCTAAAGCCGCTTTCGAATTCCATCGGTTTGCAAACGCGCTTAATGACTCCCTCAATAATTAATTCCATGTTTTTTATAAGATTTAGTGAATTCTGTTTGTGAGCAGTTGGGCAAATCGATTGCACGCAACTGGTTTAATTTGAGCCGCTCGAATATCTCACGCCAGCGGTTCGGCGTTGGGTTGGTGTCTATTATTTCATCCTCTAAGCCGTCATCGTCGTCCTTCATTGTGGACGTGCTGAGAAGGTGTAAAGCATAGTCTTTGACGTCTTCCACGTGTGCGGCTTGGTCAGCCTCTACGCTATCAAAAAACTCGTCAAGGCTATTCATCTATTTCGTCTTCGCCGTAAACGCCAGCAGTGTAAAAGCCTGCGAGCTTCAAAATGGCACGCGATAAGGCGCGTTTTTCCGCCATGGCAATCGGGTAAGGGTTTCTGTTATTTGCTTTGCTCGCCTCGCCATACGTTTCTACCTTGCCTATTTCGCATTTTGCGTAGGCTTTAATGCAATATTTTCCTTCTTTGGGGTCTGAGTATTCCGGCACGGTAGAAAATCGAACCTCAGCCTTTATTTTAGCTTGTAAGTGTTCGACGCCTCGGCGCGTCATAATGACAAAGCCGCGCGGGTCTTTGTGGAAGTGGTCCGGGTGCATATCGTACTTAGCAGATAGCGCCCGTAGTTCATCAGTGTTATTCATCGTTCACGGTTTTGCTTTAGGTGCATTTTCATTTTGTCAATCAGGCGCAGAAACTCGCGTTCCTCGGCTAGGTCTTGCTGCCACTGGTTGAATGACTGCGGGGCTGTTACTTGTACGCTGCTGCGCACGCAAATAGGTCTTTTCATAGTTCTAACAAATTATTCGCCTCTATTATTGGCAATGCAGTTTTTTCAATTGTTTTAAATGCTTTGGCTGACTTTATCAACTCACCGTTAAGCCATAAACCAAACGGCTTAAAATGCTTTTCCCTGTGCGTTATTTCTAAAATATCTGAATCGTTTTGAAATTCAATAAATCCATTTTCAAGTAAGGTCTGTTTTTTTATCATGATTGTAATTTTTCGTCTTGTTGTTTGTCGTGTTGTTCGTCGGCCTCTTCGTAGTAGTCGCGGCCTTCGTCTTCGTCGTCTGCTGGGTAATCGTATCCTTCGCGCCACATAGTAAAGAGATAAAGCCCCGAAGGGCGTTTTTTATGCTAATTGGTAACCGTTTGATGTTTCAATTATTTCATTGCGGCTCAACCAAAGCTTTACGATTCGGTTTAGCTTAATGCTTACGATTGCTTTGTTTACTTCTCCGTTGCTCAAAGCAATTGCAAAAATTCGTTTGTTGGTAATCATCGGTGTGTTGTTTGCGTTTGTCATGCTGTAAAGATACGCAACTTATTTCGTTACGCAAGCTTTTTCGTGAAATATTTTCAATTTTAACATTTAGGCACAAAAAAAGCCCCCACGTTTGGAGGCTCTTTAAATCAACTCTATGTAACAAACTAGGAAACAACCCTAGCGGCTAAGTTAGTCATTTTTTCGCGCTTCTCTGCGTTCCTTGCGCCTGTCGGCTACAATGGCATTGATAAGCGTGTCAAGCCAGCCGAACACCCTGTTATCGGCTTCGGTTGGTGTGAGATTCACGATGACCTTAATAAAGGCCATAGCGGCTAAAATAATCTCGGCCCAGTACGTTTGGATAAGTTCTCCCATGATGTAAAAATTTAGTGCAAGGTATTACAGCGGCATTAAACAATTAATAGCCGTATGGCCACCAATTACCACGCCGCAACCTATCGCCTGCTTTTTGTAGTGCTTAGCATATGCCGCCGCGTACGTTTCGCGGTCGAGGCCGCAACCTACTTGCATACCGAATAACTTGGTACGATTGCCTACCATCCATTCCACATAAGCCTGTGTGTGAATATGCCCCTGCACGGTGCTTTGTAGGTCGTTCTTTGCCTTTGTGCGTGCGGTGCCGCCTTCCCCGTGAATAAATTGCACGCCGTCATACTCAACGCGCTCCGTCCAGTTCCATGACGTGCCCAACACTTCGTTAAACGACTTAATCCAAACGCTAGGAATCGAAGAGCTGAACGCGCGGCGCATCACCACCCTGTCATGGTTTCCGATTATGCAATCGGCCACCGGAAAAGCTATGCGCCATTTTTGCAGGTCTTCAATTGCGCGCTCCAGCTCCGTCCTTGCGCTTTCCCCGTCTGGGTCTGTTTCGTGCCTGCTGGTGGCGTGCGAGTCGATTAAATCGCCTATAAATACAACTTGATTGCACGCATATTTATCGTAGGTCTCAAGGCAAAACTCAAAATAACCTTCCTTCTCAAATGGGCAATGCAGGTCACCAATTACAATCAGTCTCCGCTCTTTGTTGCGTAGAAAGTCCAGCGCTTTCTTTTGCTGGGCTGTTACCCGTGGGCGTATCGTGTTAATCATAGAGCCACACTAGGTCTTCCGTTTTTCCGTCATCGTCGTCCACATGGATAAACGTGCGGCCTATGCCTATGCGGTTGAATCCCGCGTCATAAAGTGCGCCCAGGATATAACCACGTGTGCGCTCATCTGAGCAGCTAATATCAGCCGCCAAGCCTTTTAAATGTGAACTGCTTTTTTTCCCTCCAACGGCTCGGTTGTGAGAGCTGCACCGAACGCCCGACGTGATAACAAAGCTTACGCCCGCTTTGTGGCGTGCGTCGTCCAGCATCAACAAAAAATCCAAATCCATCACGTCAATGCCCAGGCCCTCCGAATTGGTGCGGCATTTCTTGCACTTGCAATTGAATTCCTCGTATC